GCTTCATAAGTATAGATTCTCTGTTAGTGTAGCTGATATTAGTTGTCAAAATCTTAAGTATGAAAAGTTTGGTACTTATATATCTGATACTGTATTACTCGATTCTCCAGTTTATACGTTTAGATTAATAGTAGATGAGATACTAGGAAATAACGATTCATATGAAAGTATTAAGTATTACGTATCATTTGATAATAATGAGTGGATTAGAATATCTCCAACTAATAGAGGAAATGAAATTGTAAATAATGTTATAATACCAAAGATGCTTATACTTGATACGTTAGATCTTGGAGCAGTACTAACAGGAATACAAGAAGTTTTATTACCCAATCCTGTCTACTCGTATAGACTTAGGATAGATTTAGATATGCTGGATGTTACTAGTGACAATTTTATTTCTCCAGAAGTATTATCTTATGAGTGTAGGATAGCCGACACAGCATCATTATTAAGGACGTAAGATGGGACGAAAATTACAGCTGGTTACAGAAAAAATAAGGAACGCGTTCTTGACTGGTAAGTTTGGGGATGGAAGATTTCCAACTAATCAGGAAGTAGCCCAGAAACTATTGTCTCTTAATGATGAAGACTATGAGCCCCTATTTAAGTATTTCACTAAGTCAGAGTTTAACTACGAAGAAGTATATACTGCCTTTTCAACTATAATTGATGATGTAGATATCCTATATCAAATGATGGAAGATCAATCATTAAGTATTCTTGAACAGTTATCAAACTCGCTTAAAGAACACAATGGCATTAAGCGAGAATTAAAAGCGCTAGATACGGAAGCAAATGGTATTATATCTGGCAAGCTTGGAAAAGATTATTTACAGTATGTATTCTATGATCAGTTTAATAACCTAGATAATATTGACTTAGCTACGTCTTCTCGCGATACTACTACATCTATTCCTATCATAGACATTAAGTCTGGTAAGTTATATATACCAAATTCTGCTTCGACTGTAATAGATCTATCTCATATGTATGGGAGAAAGTTAGATTTTGTTATCTCTGACTTTCGGGGTTCTCTTATTGATAATGGCTTTGTTGGAACGTCTACTACTAACGCTATTCTAAATCCATTAGATCCGAATAGATTAGTATATAGAGTTAAGACGAGTGCTCCAACTTCATTAAAGATATCATTTGTATTACAACTTACTCCAACTAAAGAACAAGTATCTTTTAATCAGGTTTTAATAGAGTTGGATCCTGAGAAAAAAGGAAACATTAGACTATATTACAAGACTCCTCTTGAATGGAAACCTGTTAGTGGTATTGGAAGTACCCCAATTAAATATGATAAAACGCTTCTTAAGTTTGAAACTGCAACTAGTTCACATCTAAAGGTTGAGTTTCTAAAAGAAGGTCCAGATATTATGGACTCAAATGAGTACTTTATAGTACTTAATAATTTTGCTGTACTAAGAGCTACTACTGAAAAGAGATCACAATATCAATCCAAGTCTATTCGAGTTCAGCCGTTTTCTAGAGAGACACCATTCGTTCATACTATCTCATGTAAAGCTGAATCTATTATTCCAGATGACTGCGACGTTGTAGTTTCCGTTGCAAAAGATAAGATGATTCCAGGTTACTTTGTTAACGATATTGGTGAGTATGTAAGTCCTCAGTCTGTTAACTGTGCGTCCTTTATATTAGATTCTGATAATAATTTTGAAACAAGACACGTTCTTCTTTCTGATATTAAAGCACACCAAGATCTTCCTGGTATTGATAACTTAATTAACATAGATTTTGATTGGATTAAAGTTAGATCTGGTAAAGAAGATCTAAAGAATGAAAAAATTGTATTTAAGGATTCAAATAAAAAAGATGAGTTTGAGAATAGTCTTTCGTCTTTAGGTGGAATTAAGTGGGGCGATTTTAATCATCCTCCTAGTGGTATTTTGTTTGGAGATGAAAATCCAATTACTAGTAATGTATATACTTGGGGAGATATTACTTCTGCTGATGCTAATGGGTGGTATAGACCTAACATAGGTAACATTACTCCTACTGGAGTCATTCTTCCTAATATTTCACATCTTAATTTACCTGAGTTTTATAGCAATGGTATGAAGTTTTACTCCATCTATAGGTTTAATCCTTTAACTCCTCCGGTTGAGACAACGATTAAGATATATAATTATCAGTCTCGTCCTGTTAATAGTACTAATGATTATTATCCACACAATTTTATTTGGAAGTATAATACAAAGATTATTAATAGAACAGATACATTTCTAGCTATACCGGCCAGCGGAGTTGGAATTGTTGATTTTCCAAATTCTGGTTATATTAATGGTTCTATAGAAAATGTTCATTATGAAAACCACGCAGCGTTAATGTATCCTGCGGTTCATTTCAAACCACTAACAACTGGAGTTGACTTTGCGCTGCTGTCTAAACAGTCAAACATTGAGAGTTATAGAACCGTTCCAATTAGTATTACTTATTCATATCAAACATTTGATAAGTATAGATCCTTTTGGGAATCAAATATAATTTGCGATAATGATAATTCTACCATTAGAATTAACCAACCAAAGAATTCTGATGGGTCTACAGATAAGATTATTAAAACCATTGAGTTAACTAATTTAGATACTGCTAAGAAAGAAACAACAAAACTAGAAGATACCTTTACTAAGGTTTTAAAAAAGGGTCGATATAAAATAAGAATATTTACTTTGTCTGACGAAACAACACAGCGCTCATTATGGAATCCATTCACGATGTCTGTTGACACTAACATTCGTTTCGTGGCAAAGGCTGATCCCATTAATATGGTAGGTTTAGATACGCTACTATTCTCTACTCCATATGAGAATGACTCTAGATTTGCCATATACACGGATGCTAATAACTATAAATACGTAGTTATTAAAGAGCCGTCTAAGAATATAGTTCCTGGATATGAGTTTAATCCACTTGAAAAACGATACCAGTATAATACTGATAATGCTATTTTGAACATTGGTCACCACAGAAAGTTCTTTTATGATGGTTTTGGTTCTGATATTGAAAAATATATGACTGGTAGTTCTGGCACTTATATTGTTAATCAAAGTGGGAATATTGATTTAACTTGGAATGATGGGAGAACGCCTAGTGATTTTGTAAAGTCATTTTCTAATAAGTACTATCCAGTTCATACTACATATGGTAATAAGATTGATCTACAAGATGATGTGAATCATAGTGGATTTTTATTCTATGACTCTGGGGAAAATTTATCTGAGTTTTATACACTAGAGTATGAGTATCTAAATACTAGAGATAAGGCTAATGATAGGTTCTTGTACAAGATTGAATTAATTAGTAATGCAGCTGAAGCTACACCTATAGTTGATTCTGTGAGATTCATAATTAATGAGGTAGGAAAATGATATCTAACTTTCCTCTAACGTCTCTCGAAATAAATGACAGATTATTAATGTCGTATGAGCAGCTTGTATCTTTGTTAGGATATGAAACTATAAGTGGAGTAAAGACATATAATGGTGTATATGATGATGTAGGGGCGGCATTTGTATCAATTACTGAAGGTCCTAGCGGGCTTATACTATATGTAACTGATCCTGTTAGATTTAAGGCTATTGATAAAATGGTATACGACAACAACTTAAGAGTAGAGTAATAATGAATAAAAATAAAATAAGAAATACGTTGGCTGTTTTTCCAGAGATATTTGAGATTGATTATGGTTCACAAATCGACTCAGCAGATCTTAATCGTCTATTTAACTCTCTTGAAGAGTCCTGTCTAAGATCCATTCTTAGAGGCAAGGATCTTAATTCGTGGAAAGATAAGTTAACACTCGGAGTTCTTAAGTCTTATGAGGCGCTATCACTTGTTGTTGATACACCAAAAATTAATCTTAATGATAACTTTATTACTGGTCCAGTCGCATATAGAAGTAACATAGATGTAGATACTACACAACAATATATACTACATAAAAAGTCTCAGTTTAGTAAGATTCCTAGAGGAAATGGTTATGATGGGGCGGTGTCTCCTAATGTTACAGTTTTACTAGATGGAATTGAACAGAGTCAGGGCAGCGATATATATGATACTTTGGATGGTACAAATAAAAGTTTTTGGATCCAAACTATTTCAGATGAAGATCCACACGAGGTAGAGATACGACTTCCTCCGTCTATTACTAAACGGTTTAATTACGTAGAAGTGTATCCATTTCCTATATTTGGTATTGATATTGAGGCTATTGAGTATCTGGATTTTTATGGAAACTATGTAAGCTGTTCTCAAACTAAGACAGATCAGATAGATACGATTAAGCGTTTTGGTGGTATTGGCCGTCCAATTATATTATACCTTTCACCTAAAGAATGTAATAATGCATTTAAGATTAAGTTTAGATCAAAGAATGGTCTGGGTGTTATTGGTTTTAGTAATATAGACTTTAAGTTTATAGACTTTGATTTTAATATCGGTACGCTATGTTTACCTTTTGAGATACCCTCATCACTTAAATCAGATACTTATGCAAAGGGTATTCAGTTAGATGCCTTACACATTGATTATTATTTAGATAACTCTGAAAATATAGATGCTACTAATCCATCATCAGATCATCCTGTTATTTTTAGACTTAAGCAGGGTGTACTTAATCCGAATAATGGTAACATAGTTCCTAAGAATCCTGTTCATAATATAGATCTAAGAGTCTTTAATGGTATTAAATTAGATCAGATTCTTCGTCTTCACTCTACTGAGACACTTTATTTAGAGTGTAGTTTACGAGAATATAATGTAACTAGCCCAGTTATATTAGGCGCGCGAATATCAAGAGTTGTGGGTTAATTATGGATTATACAAAGTTAAAAATAGGAGATCTAGTTAATTATTCTGGGACTAGTGCTTCTTCTCTTCTTATTAGAACTGTTGAAGCTGGATTAAAGAATGCTCTAAATCCTAAGATTGCGACGCATACTGGTATAGTATGTAAGATGGAAGATCAGTTTTTAGTGTGTGGTATGCGTCTTAAGCCCGCTTTAGAATCTTTAGATGATAAAGAGATTATATCTGTAATGAGACATCCTGCTATTAACGATGCTGATAGATCTGAGATTAATAAGTTAGTTGCATATGGTGTAAGAAAAGCTTATGATTATGACTGGGCTGGGGATATTGAGTTTGTGCTTCCATTCGTTAAAGCATCTGATAAGAAGTTTTATTGTTCAGAGTATTATAAGTTTTTGACATCTAAGTATATTATTTATACAAAACCAAAGTATACTCCTTATGACTTACAGCGTATGTCTGGTTTTATAACAGTATGGAGTAAATAATGACAACTGAGGAACGGGTATCCACCCTCGAAGACAGAGTATATAATCTAGAGAATAAGTTTGTTGATAAAACTAATTCTTCAATTGTTTCTATGCTGAACTCTATTAGAACAGAGGTCACTACAATAGAGTCATCTATTGTAGCTCTATCTAATAAGATTAATTCTGCAGCTAGAAACGATGAGCTTAAAACTTCTGAGAAACTAACTCGACAGATGATTGTTAATCAAGGAAAGCTTATTAATAGAATGGAAGAGAAACTTGCAATGGTTTCCCTCCCCTCAGATACTAAGCACTATTTAGAACAACAAGAGATTAGTGACTTTCGTAGTACCTTTAATAAGCTTAAAGCTATGATGGTGCAGATAGAGCAGCTATACAAAAATATAACTGCCTATACCGCTAATATCACCGCTTAAGCTCTTAGGTTAAATGCTGGTAGTTTTATCTTAATACCATCATCTGAAAGACACTTGTTTAGGTATGCGCATGTGGAGCACTTAAAGTCTCCACATTTTTCTTTTCCCTTAAGTTGTTTGTTATATTTAATCTTCGATATTCTTCCGCAATGATACTGTCTTTCAAGTTCTTCATCTGAATACATTAGGCTATAGTCTTTTGGAGGTACTTTATTATCCAGGATATACTGATATAGTCTGTCTGACTTTTCAAATATATCATTTATATTAATCTTACATGCTGCTAGTCGTGCGTCATCACTAGTAGAAGTAGTTGACTTTGCTATTAGCTCTTCAAATCCATTTTCTTTAGACATATCAATTGTCTCAATAACAGAACCATTCTCGCGTATAGATGTAATAACTGGATATCCATCTTCAGTAAGATCAATCTTAAAGTACATCTTAGAGTTACTTCCACGATCAACATAGGCCAGATAGACATCCTTAACCATTATTTTGGATCCATCTTTTAGTTCTATTTCATCCATTCTGGATTTATACTTATAGACCATAGCCTGCATTAGATTATTAGCAGATGGTAGGGGGCGCTTATCATTGTAACCAAAGACATCATTAACTTTAAATCCATCGATTGTCTTGATCTCTAGGATATTATATACCTCATCGTCTTTAATAATAACGTCTAGCTTACCATTAGTAAAAACATTATTCTTTGAGTCTGGGAACTTAAAGGTTATTCTTACTTGGTCTTCTACCCACATGTTATTTTTCTTGAGCAAACCAATGAAGTCGTCCTCGCATCTCTTACCTATATCTCCAATCGTCTTGAGACGCATAGAGACAGGATTAGAGTAGGCCTCTCCTTTGATCTTGTAGTAAAGGGACCTTGAACACTCACCCGTGCTAAAAGGGCCCGCAGACGTGGTTAATTCAGAGGGCCATATCTTGGCCTCAGTCCTAGCCGAGGGACTAGGCATAGCTTTAATCTCTTCCATTAGCATCATGAATAGTTTTTTAATAAACATTAGTTATTCTCCATTTGGAATATTAGTTCTTGTATTTCATCTTGGTTATCTGAGTCTTCTTCTAATGGACACCAATTTGGAATTGTATTATTAATTACGTATGTTGATATGTCTGTGTTATATCCTAGTTCATCTTGTTCTATGGCGATACATTTTCTATCTTCTACGTGTTCGTGTGTATCGTAGTTTTTATGTGACCTGTTTAAATAATAAGGGCAGATATTACAACTAGATACTCTAATTATTTTGGGCATAGTCACCTCCTGTATATAATATAAGTCTTTTAAATACATAAGGCAATGCCTTTATTTCTTAGGACCCCCTTGACAAACTATTTGAAAACTTGTATATTTAGAGCGGAAGCGGGAGAGGAGAGGAGAGAAGAGGAGTAGTAATATATATAAAGGAAATATAAATGGTTCTAATAGCTTGTGAGTATAGTGGTATAGTACGGGACGCTTTTATTAATGTTGGTATTATGTCCTCCACCTGGCGCAAGCCAGGCCAGATAGTTAATCCATATCAGTTTGGTAACTATGTTAGTAAGAAGATTTGTTTGTGGCTTAATGGACTACCCAGACTAGTACCTACGGCAGTCGTAGATGGTAGTAGATACATTGAGTCGCCTAGTGGAAGAAGGTACCCTGAGTGGTGTTGGAATACTGGTGGTGGATCTGGTAAGAAGCGGTCTGAGTTCTTTCCCGGGGTGGCTGAAGCAATGGCCCAACAATGAGCAGAATATTTGGGGGTAGACATTGACTTTTAGTTTTAAAAGATGTATATTATAGCTATGAAAACTTAATCATAGGAGTGTCTATGCAAAAATCAGATTCGATAGTAGAACTAACCAAGGCCCTCGTTAAAGCCCAGTCCAGTTATAATGCTCTAATCAAAGATTCAAAGAATCCCTTTTACAAATCTAAGTATGCAGACTTAGCTGCTTGTATCGAATGTACAAGAGAGCCCCTCGCTCAGAATGGTCTTGCTGTTATGCAGTCTACTGAGGTAGATGGTGATAAGACAGTAGTAGAAACTATTCTTGCTCATATTAGTGGTGAGTGGATTGCAGGACGCTATCCTCTTACACCTATTAAAAATGATTGCCAAGGTCTTGGTGCAGCTCTAACTTATGCAAGGCGTTATTCGCTTACCGCTATGCTTGGAATTGCTGCTGAAGATGATGACGGTGAGACTGCTTCTGGTCGTGGTGGTACTCGGGTCGAAGATAAGCCCGCTGCTGTGTGGTCTAATGCTCTTATTGATGAAGTAAAGAAGCTTAGTCGTGATGGTAAGGTTGGGCGAGATGTTCTAAAGGATTATATACAGAGATATAATCTTTCAACGGGTACAAAGTATGAGAACATTACTGATCTTAATAGTGATGAGAAGCTTCGTGGACTGATCTCGTTTATCGAGAAGACTCCTCCCTCAAAAATCTAAGGAGCGCTAATGTCTCAGCAAATTAATACAGAACTTCAGTCTGTCATAGAAGCAGTTCATGGGCACTTCAGAGAATATCTGGAGTCCCATGATATTAAGATTAACAGCAAAGGTTTCTTTAAGTGTATATCACACGATGATCATAATCCCTCAATGTCCCTTAGTGGGACTGAGGGCTTTAAGGATCGTGTTGCTCATTGTTTTAGTTGTGGTGCGTCGGTTAATATATTTCATGCTGCTCAGATATTAGAAGGTCTTCCTGTTAATGGAGCAGAGTTTTATTCTATTACGCTTAAAACATTGGCTGATAAGTATGGTATTCCATATGAACCGATGGCATTGTCTGAAGATGAGAAGATAAAGTATCAGAAGAAGGCAGCTTATAGAGATGCTGTTAATGTAATTCATGGCTTTGCTATGGATCACGGCAAGCTAAAAACAAATCACATAGCAGTTCAGCATCTTATCGATCGTGGAATAGAAGAAGTGTCGATTAAGTATTTTAAGATTGGTGTTATCTATTCATATGCTGACTATCTAGCCGAAATGGATAAGAGGGGTTGGAAGAACAGAGAAGAGCTATCTGAATATGGTCTAACTAATGAAGCTATATTTAATAATCACTCAGCTATACTTCCAATTATGAATGACGTTGGTCAGCCTGTAGCGTTTGTTGCTCGTAACGTGTCTTATAATGCAGATGATCCTACATCTAGGAAGTTTATTAATAGTTCTACTTCCGATATCTACACTAAAGGAGGTATACTTTATAATTATAACAACGTAAAGAAGGAGCTTGGTCCATTATTTATAGTTGAAGGATATCTTGATGCTGTCTATCTAAAGCAGATGGGACTAAAGAAAGTATGTGCCATTGGTGCAACTATTCTTACTGAACAGCACGTTGATATGCTTATTCGTGACGATGTTCGAGATGTAGTTATAGCGCTTGATCCAGATCAGGGTGGTAAGACTGGTGTCAAGACGGCGCTCGATAGAACTGCAAGCTTTAAGTCTTTGACAATATCTATTATTGATCTACCGAATGATCAAGATCCTGATTCGTTTGTTAGAGAGAGTGGACTGCAAAGCTTTCTGGATATTAAGCGCAAGTCTCCGTTTCAGTGGTTGCTTGCTAACTACTCGTATGATCAAGATCTTACAGTTGTTGCACAAAATGCAATATCTATCATAGCTAAAGACGAGAGTGCCATATCTAGGCTACGAATGATTAAGGAATTGGCTCAGTTTACGGCAATAGCAGAATCTGATATTCGTAGAGATGTTGAGTCATTAGTTAATAAGCGGGACGATAAGTATCTTGAGGAAGTTGCACTAATTAATCATGATGTTCAGATTAAGCTTAATCGTAAGAATGTACAAGAGACTCGTAAAATCATTAGAGATGCGTCGAGTAAGTTAGATCAGATAGAAGAAAAGTTTAATCGTCCATCAGATCCAAGAAGTGACTTTGCTAATAAATTAGATCAACTTGAAAACAAGATTAAAGGTGGTGAGTATACTCATGGATTTCTTACACCGAACTTTAAGAAGCTTGAAAACACACTTGATGGGGTTCCTTATTGGTCTAATCTTATGTACATTGGTGGGCGTCCGTCTGCTGGGAAATGCTTGGGTAAGGGTACAAAAGTATTAATGTATGACGGTACACTTAAAAGCGTGGAAGATATTAATAATGGTGACAAATTAATGGGTGATGACTCTACCCCTAGAACTGTAATGGGTGTTACTACTGGCGTAGACAGGATGTATACCGTTTCTCATTTTCAAGGGATTTCGTATAGAGTCAACGAACCTCACATTTTATCATTAAAACGATCTAGAAATGGTAAAGGTCTCAATCCTACTACACATCATGGAGATGTAATAGATATACCATTAAATGAGTATATTTCAAAATCTCCTAAATTTCAAAATAATTTTAAGGGATATAAAGTAGGAGTTGAATTTAAAGAATGTGATTTAAACATAGATCCATATTTTATGGGCATTTGGCTTGGAGATGGGTCATCTAGTAATGTTACAATTACAACCAAAGATGCTGAACTAGTTAATTATTTAAAAGAATATGCTACTAAATTGCATCTAACGCTTAGAGAAAATCATCCCAAAGATAGATGTAGTTATTATTCTATTACAAATTCTAGGTCTACTAGTACTAATAAAAATAGTCTACAAGCTATGTTAAGAAAAGAAAACGTTTTAAATAATAAGCATATTCCTCAAAATTATCTTATTAACTCTAGAAAAAATAGACTATCTTTACTAGCAGGATTATTAGATACAGATGGGTATTTGTGTAATGATAGGTCGTATGAATTTGTTCAAGTAAACGAAAATATTGCGTTGCAAGTAAAGTTCTTAGCAGACTCCCTTGGTTTTAGAACCAGTATTGTTAAAAAGGACTCACGAATTATTAAACCCGATTATGTTTTTCATGGTTTTGCATATAGGTTAAGTATTTGTGGAAATATATGGGAAATACCGGTAAAAATTTCTAGAAAGAAAGCGAGTATTAAGAAGAGACGAGACTGGTCTATGTCTGGTATAAAGATTAGTTTTGATAAAATAGATAATTATTATGGATTTATGTTAGACGGCAATGGTAGATTTTTATTAGAGGATATGACTGTAACGCATAATACGGCACTTCTCACGGCCCTTTCTCTTGATATTGTTCAAGCTAATGAAGATGCGGCAGTCTTTTATATGAGTATAGATGACAACACTGATCTACTTGCTACTAAGATTCTTGCTGTTAGATCTGGTTTATCTACTACACAAATTAAAAACTATAAGGAACTGAAAGGAGAAAATCAAGCTAAGTTTGATGAGGCTATGTCGTTTCTAAAGAGTATAAAGGATAGGTATGTAGTAGCTGATTCGTCGCAGGGTAACACTATTAACCATCTCGAAGCTCATATGAAGTTCTTTGTTAATTCTTATCCAAAGCATAAGAAACTATTCCTACTGGATAACTTTCATAAGCTTAATATGTTATCTAATACAGATAAGAAGATGGACGCCATTAGTGATACAAGCTCGCAGATTAAGTTAGCGGGTCAGCTCTACGATCTATCTATTATAGCTACGGTCGAACTAAGAAAGCTTGAGAGTGAAGTATCTAGACCCACTAGACAAGATATGCAGGGAAGTAATAAGCTAGACTATGATGCTGATGTGATTGCACTTGTGCATAACGATCGTCAGGTAAATAGAGAGTCTGTCTTTGTTCATCATGATATTAAGGACGATAAAGGAACTCAGATTGCTATGCCCATTATAGAGGTTAATGTTTGTAAGAATAAGATCAATGGTAAAGATGGTTATATTGGGTATAAGTTTAATACTGTATCTATGAATATGTCTGAGATGTCGGGTGAGCAGTATGGTTCAATTATTAATGAAAAAAAGAAACGTCAGGTACACGGGATGATATCACGAAATGACTAATAGAATATCAGTACAAACATTCTGTAAGAGGGCATTCGGTTGCCCTCACTTTGTTCGTAATAAAGATTACGCACACCTAATTAGTGCATTGTTTGGGTTATCTTTGGTTAATGGTGTTATTTCTACCGAAGTTTGGGAGGAGGAACTTAATGCTAATCTTAAATACAACGTAATTAAAGCTGATAGAGATGAGTTTGTTTCTACTTGTACGCTTTGTCTTGAGCGTCTTCTTTCCTTTTTCTCTAATGCTAATAATAAATTTAGTGATGTCGGTGCAACCTATGACTATAGAGGTAAGTTGCACGGTAAGATTGGAGGAGTTGTCTGGGATGGTGAACAACGATATACCTTCGACCTTTCATTTCTTAATACAATGGATACCTTTTATAATCTAAAGTATCACAAGTTTAATCTTTATTTGTATAATAAACTCAATAACTTACAGAATAATCTATTAATAGTTTCGCCATTAAGTAATTCTAAATACTTAATAAATTATAATATTAATGACTATACTATTGACAGAGGTTTTCTATCGCTGATGATTCGTAACTCATCTAGAGTTCCTGGATATCAGTGTACATTTTGTAAGGAAACTTCTTGTACGCCTAGATTAGTTATGTGAGGAGAAATTATGATTGAACTACAAACAAAGAGTGGTAAAACAATTGGTCATATCTCTGATAGTATGTCAGATGAAGATTATGTTGTTATCGATAATAAGAAAGTATCTTTGTCTAAGGTTTATAGAGATAAGAAGCTTCGAGATGCATTGAACGACGAGATTAAGAATTTTGTAGAACCTTTAGCCCAGGAAACATAATGAGCTTAGACTCAACCAGTAATATTAATTTAGATAAGCTGCCAGAAAATGTAAGGGATGCAATTTATGCTGAGTTGCGTCCCCTTCCTTTGAAAAAGAAGCTTATTATATTCTCTAAGATCATACACGGTAACCAATTTAGAGTTACTGCTAATGATCTTTTTAATATTAATAAGCAAACCCCTGCTCTTGTATACAAAACCTTCATAAATAACGTAATTAAAAAACTTAACCCTTGATTTCTTGTTTTAAAAGTATTATATTATGTGTGGTTAAAGTTCTTACCTTTTCCGGATTAATATATGAAAAGAATATTATTTGTATGTGATTCGTATCGTCGTCAGACTGGCTATGCTACAGTTGGAATGAATATTATTGAACAGCTTCTTAAGCTGGATAGTACCAAAGAAAAGTTTGTAATTGGACAGCTTGGTATTGGTGACGTTCCTATTAATAGTACTCCTCCGTTTGAGTATTACACTATAATTAAAGATCACTCTAAGTGTTGTGGGCGCGGTAACATAATTGAGCATTATAATCAAACAACTAAGACTGTAGAGTATATAGAGCCGGGATTGTTTCTTAATTTACACGCTAATCAGGCACATTGTCCTCGTGGTGAGAATATTCCTTCTGATGCATATGCTCAAGAGTCATGCTTCTTTGTAATTAACCATTTTAAACCAGACATCGTAGTTGCTATTAATGATATCTGGGGATTCTATAATATTAACTATCTAAAGAATCGTGGTCATTTTAAGTTTGTTCCGTATCTTGCAGTTGATAGTGAATGTTTTCCACCGATGATTGATGCTCAGCATCCAGGTCTTCCCCCAATTAATACTATTCAGTGTATTGGAGCTTCCAATAAAGTTGTTGTCTTTACAGAATTTGCTAAGAGTGAAATTAATAAAACCTGTAAGATAGTAACTAATGGTCAAGAGTTCACTAACCTCGAGGTTATTCCGCACGGAGTTAATCAAAGTCTCTTTAAACCTCTTCCTAATAGAACCGCCTTAAGAGAACAATACTTCTCAGTTAAAGATGACACTTTTATTCTAGGATGCGTAGCTAGAAATCAGCCACGTAAGAGACTAGATGCTATTTTTCAGGTCTTAGCTATACTTAAGAAAAAGTATGTGCAAAAGAATAAGAGACTTATCTGTCACTTTCATTGCGCAATAGAAGATAAGATGGGTAATAATCTTTTGTGGTTAGCTAAATACTACGATGTAGTAGAGATGTGTGTATTTGATAATAGACTTAGGCCAGGGTTTGGTGTACATCCCCAGATGCTTAACGAGATATTTAATTGTTATGATGCTCACGTTCTGCTCACTAATAGTGAGGGTTGGGGACTTCCAATTATAGAAACAATGGCTGCTGGTATTCCTAATGTAATATCTGATTATTCTGCACACGCTGACTGGTCAAAAGATGCAGCTATTAAGATTAGAATTGCTGCCAGAGTACATGAGGTGAAGACAGATCACATCAAGGGTATCGTAGATATTTCTCATGCAGCTAAAGAGATTAGTCTTCTGTATCAGTCGGATAAGATGTGTAAAGAATACTCCAAGAGAAGTCTGGCTCTTGCTACAGAATTAAATTGGGATAACATTGGTCCTTCGTGGGTTAAGCTCTTTGAAGAATTGGATGTATCAGATCTAAAAGATAATAGATATAATATTATGAAGGTTGATATGAATAGTGTTGGAGCTATTCCAGAGGATCCAATTAATACACCATTTAAATTATTGGAGTTATAATGTATAAAGTAAAAGATATTACTGCTGGAACTTATGTTAAAGAGTTTAGAAACATAGTTCCAGGAATGATAATTGAGGTATTCGACGACGAGGATAATCCAATCTTAGATAAAGAAGGACATAATAGATTTAAAGTTACATCGCATCCTAAAGATGTAGACCTTGGACTTTGTTTTCCAGTATGCACGGGAAGAAATGACGAAGACTTGTGTGTAGATGTTGAACCTTATCTAGAGTAAAAAACTATGTATATAATTATTCGCGGTGTTATTTCTAATTCTGGTTTTGGTCAGGCTGTTCAAGGTCTGATGCGTACAGCTATTAAAGCAGGACATGAGGTTGGATTTATTCCAGTCAACTGTCATGCTCCACAGCATCGTAAGGGATTTGATGAAGCTACGCTAGCTTGGTTAGATTCTATTACTATACCTGAGGATACACATACCTTAGACAAAGTAGTAATAGACGTGGGATCTCTCATATATGGGCTACAGATTCCTAAAATTCCATGTAAGAAGAGTATCTTCTATTGTACTTATGAGACAATTAAGATCCATCCAGAATATGTGAATATGATGAATTCTAAGTTCGATGAGATCTGGACTGCATCAAACTTTAATAAGGTATCCTTTATTAGTTCTGGTGTTAATAAACCAGTAAAGGTTATTCCTCATTACATAGATGAATCTAATTTCCCACTTGATGCTAAGCCTCTCGCTATTGAAAACAAGAGAGGATTTAACTTCTTATTTAATGCTGACTTTTCTTATCGTAAGGGACTACATCTGCTACTTCCGGCATTCATTGAAACATTCACTGAGACTGAAGATGTATCCCTTACCTTAAAACTTACTAAGAGTAATCCAGATCCAGATAAAACTAGAGAAGATATCATTAAAACACTATATGAAATTATCTATATGCGTGGACTTGGTGATAAACCTCACGCTCCTATCCTTGTGTATGTTGATTATGTTCCTTACAGTAAGTTAGTTAATATGTATAAGAGTGCTGATTGTTATGTGAGTCCTCACTATGGCGAAGGCTTTGCATATACAATTGCTGAGGCAATGTTATCAGAACTCCCAGTTATATCTAGTAGGTGTACTGCTCCTGTAGATTATCTTAAGAGAGACTTTACTTACTTTGTAGACTTGGATGACAAGAATCCTACTATCCCACTTAATGATCCGTATCTATTGAAAATAGATCCACATTATCAGGGTCAGAGTCTTTATAATCCAAGTTTTGATTCTTTAAAAACTGCATTTAGAACTGCTTTTGATAACAAAGATAAAGCTAAAGACAAAGGAAAACTC